TCGCAAATGATGAAATGTCGATTAACATTTTTTCCATCTTCTTGTTATAGATTTTCAAAAAATTCAAAATTTCAACAACCTTTTTAAGGTTTATGTTCATTTGATCTTTAGACTCATATTGTTCGTTAACAAGACCCATAACACTTTTAATCCTTTTAATATTTTCGTTAAGTATCGACATAAAATTTATTCTTACAAAGATAAATATTTGATCGATGGTATTTGTTAATCTTAGATTATCGTTGGCAGAACAAAACTCAAATTGGTCTATAGTTTATAGTCTACCTGTTTTATATTTATAATAAAACAATACCTATGAAAAACTTATTTTTGATTTTCGCAATGGTTCCCATGTTAGCAATCGGACAAGTCTCCAATTGGAGAACTAACCCACCTCAACAACAATCAACACCACAAAGATCAACACCATCAGTACAACCGTCAACACCACAAACAAACAATGTAAGTAATTGGAGAAATGAACCACAACCAAGACCAGGTTCAAATATAATAATCAGAGACCCATATTGGAATAATTATGGACAAGGATGGAACAACTGGGGATGGAATAGATGGGATATGTGGGGAGCACCTAATTTTGGGTGGAATTATTGGTCTCCGATGCCATATTGGAACGATTGGGGTTATAGACAACCTGCGAGAGTTTACGTATATGATAATGGTAAAAGAGATACTATCAAAGGTAAGAAACCAGTTATTAGTTTTGGTATTCAAAAAACAACCGATAATCAAATCGGTGGATTTTTTACAATTGGTAACAAAGTATATTTTATTGTAGATTATAATAACACAATAAATTCTGAAAAATCGCTTTATTTACCAAATAAGACAATTTGGAATTACTACAATGATAATATGACATTAGAAAATGGTGTTTCTAAAAAAATAAGTGAAATATTTCCACTTTCATCTGATGTAATAAGACAAAGTAATTTATATTTTGGTATTGGTAAAAGAATTGGAAGATTTGGAACACATATGAGTATTGGTACGGTAAATGAAAATACTAGATATAGATATAGAGATAGTGAAGGGTATATCACATTTCCAAAATATAAAAATAGATTTACTACTTTGAAAATAGGTGCGTTGTACGATTATAAAAATTTTACAATAAAAACGGATTACGACCCAATTATTAATAACGGAACTTTTGGATTAGGAGTAAATTTTTAACTATTTAATTAAATAATGGACTTACGTAAATTAATTAAAGAATCTTTAAAACAAGAATTAGATAAATCTTTAACTCTTAAAGAAGATGTTAAATTGTCTGAGGATTTACAATATCATATTGATAACGGATTAACATTAACAAATAACGTTTTCAGAGTTTATTCTGAAAGTTATTTTGATTTGGTTAATGAGGTCAGAGAATTGTTTAAAGAAGGTAAAATTGACCTTAACGAAGATGATAGATTAATGATTGAATCTGATTTAGGTATCAAAGTTAAGATTGGTAAACAATACGTCTATTTGGATGCCCCCTATATCTCTGAAACCGAAACGAAAGAAGATATTTTAGCAGAAGCAAAACATCACGGTAAAAATGTTGATTTGGGTAGTCCATTTAGAACACCAGGGGGTCCAAAAAAATTCGCTGTTTATGTGAAAAGCAAAACAGGTGGGGTTAAAAAAGTTACTTTTGGTGATCCTAAATTAAAGGTAAGAAATGCAAATAAGAAAGCTGCTAAATCATTCAGAGCTCGTCACAAATGTGATCAGAAAAAAGATAGAACTACTGCAGGATATTGGTCTTGTAATGTAGGTAGATATGCTAAACAACTTGGGTTATCATCTTCAAATTCTTGGTAATGGAAGTAGACAAAATTAAAAAATTTTTACAATCTTATCTTGATAGTGTAATTGTTCCTAAGGTAAATAAAGAACTTGCGTCTGAAGAAAACGATGAACCAATTAAAATGGAAGTTTTTCAGGTTTTAAAAGGGAGTTATCAACCACCAATATATCACGCCTTTATTGATATAGAACCAAATTGGGACGGTAGTTATCGTAAAAAAATAGAGAATGATATTAGTGATTTTATGAAAATTCTTTCTATTCCTAATAAACTAAAAGTTCATTGGAATAAAAGACCCGCACTCAAAGACTCAAAAAAATAATATGGATTTTCCATTTCAGCAAGAAAATATCGATGGTAAAATAATAAGAACTTTCTCACCTGACGTTGATGTTGATGAATTAAAATGGCATCAAGATACAACAGATCGAAAAGTAACTGTTATCCAACACGGAGAATGGGAGTTTCAAATGGAAGATGATTTGCCAATCAAATTGTCGAATGCCGAACAAATTTATATTCCGAAATTTGTTTGGCATAGAGTTATTAAAGGAACAGGAACTCTAATCGTAGAAATAGAAGAACATTAGTTGATCTATGGTTTTATTTTAATATGAAATTCTTCGAAGAACTCAGGATAACTTTCTAAGTATCCTTGTAAAGTCTCGTCATTATAATCGATATCTTCAGCATTCCAATACCAATACAAATCTTCGTCAGCATCAAATCCATAATATTTGTGATTTTCAAATTGAAGTTCACAAATATTATCGGCATATTCATGTTGTCCAACACAGATGAAACCTGATGTTGTATCTTTAATGATGTTTGGTTCACCGTATGGTATGTATCTGTTGTTAATCCAATTTAATCTCTCAATTAGTTTTTGATAAAACATATTTGCGGCACCCCATCGAACTGAGGAAAAGAATATAACACAATCAGACTCAAATAGTTCTTTACTTATTTTCCAAAGTTCATCATCAGGATTGTGTATTGATGCCCAACATCTATGATATCCTGTTGGATTCTTTTCCTCATCTTTTAATTGAGCTTCCATGATTCCACAAACATTTCCTTCCATTCTTGAAACATTACCTTCACACGGATAAATCTTTAGTTGAGTGACATCAATTAATACTGAGTTTTCAACTTTCTTATTGATGATTTGCGCAAGGATTGAAGATTTTGGTGTTTGGGTTTTGATTACTTCAACACCTCTATTGGAACACGTTAAAAGTAACACTCGTTTGAAATTTTTTAGTTCTTCAATAGTTTTTCTTAATCTAAGAAAATTCCCTTCAGTCATAACTGTAAATACTTGTATCAACCCATTTTTCCCCTTCCCAAAGTTCAGATCCTGTTATTTCAAGTTTGTGTGAAAACAGATCTTTATACCCTTCGTAAATGTACAAGTAATTTATACCTAACTTTTTCCCATAATCAGACAATAAAAGAATTGAGTTTTTTCCAAGCGAGTGTTTGGGATAATTTGGTAGATAAGAACTTTCTAAACCTAATATTGAATTTTCAAACAAAATATATCTTGTGTATCCAAGAATCTTACCATCCAATTTAACAGACATTACTTTAAGGTTTGAAAACTGAGAATTCTTTTTGTAGAAATCGTGAATTTCAAGGTTTTTGTTGTTAAAAAAATCGAAAAAAAACTCACCAACTTCTGGTTGATTTTCATATTCGAAAAATTCACATTCGACTGATGAAAATGTTTTTTGTTGTTTTTTATTTAAAATTACTTTGTCGAAATTAATTCTAATACTTTGTGACTGATACCAGTAAATGGGTGGTTGATTTGCAGGTAACCACCCATTTTCTAATAGATAATCTTCTGATTCTCCTTCAGGAATTACAAATGCCTCACAAAAAACCCTATCGTCTATTACGTGACCGTGAAGGTGATCAAATATTATTTTCATTTTTATATTTTTCGTCTAATTTATCATACTCCTCCGATCTTTCTTTATTTGACTCACCAGACTCTAAATCAGTATGATCATAATTAAATACATCTGTATCAGGTGTAACCCATCTACCATTTCTCTCCGCAGTCCATAGTGTTGTGTTGTACTTTCTATTGATTACTATTTCTTCTTTGACAGTGAAAGAAGGATCGTGCATTATCAAACGATTGTTCGGTTGTATTGCAAAATTACCATTATCCATTTGAATGAAATGACCACATTTGTGTTGAGACGGAAATTCGCTTAGTCCGAAATCAGTGTCACTCATATCATCTGAACTACCCCAATCCAAAGTGAATAAATAACGCCCTGAGTATTGAACTCTTCTTCTCGAAGTAAATTTACATGTTTTGTTTTTCAAGATTGGAAAAGCTGTTACACCAACGTGGTAAGTAAATGAGTCCCATAAAACTAATTCATCTAGCTCTTGTTGTGGTGCATCTTCTTTCCAACAAAAAGCATGTATTGGCATTCTCCACCATACGCCACCATCTTCCATCATGAAATGAAATAGAGGTGCTTGGGCTGGTATGGACGACATACCAAAAATATAACAAGGGAATTTTTTGTCAAAAGAATCTTCTTGATTCCTTAAAAAATTACCTCTAATGTAGGCCTCCACAATTGGGGTTGGTGTGTTCAAATAGGACATATTGTATTTCTGTTTTTATAATTTTTTAAGCTCTCATTGTTGGAACATTAGTGAGTTGAGGTCGTAAGTCTCTAATTTCTCTTTCAATATAAAACTGATCAACTTGTATCTCATTCATTATTTCACTAATTTCCCTCTCATAACCCATAGGTTCTTCTGGTTGTTCCATTGAAACATCTCCCTCAATTTCCATTATTTTTCCGTATTGATCAATACATTCTTTATGAACTTGTTCTTGAATTTCATCTGAAGATAAATTCTTATTTGTTGAAGTAGATTTGAAAATTTTTCTAACAATAGGGAATAAATAATCATCGGCCTCAACATCCAAGTAATCAACTCTGTTATCTTCAGAATTCCAAAAAGAAAATTCGTTATCATCATGTAATGCTTTATAACCTGCGAATTTGTAACCTGTTTTTTTGTTTATGAAATAAACCAAGATACCTTTTCTCCAATACTTTTCGAAATAGTTTTTTTCTTTTTGATAAGTTGTGCACCATCTCGTCGATGCTCCATATTTCGATGACGCTGAGAATGTTAGAGGTCTTAATATAACCCACTTTTCATCTTCAAACTCTTTAATTACTTGACCCTCAAGATCTTTAGTTAGTTCTTTCATAGACGCCAAGGTTATTGCACTTCTAATACTTTCAATATCTTTGTATGATGTTACATCAGTATTTTCAATTTGACCCTTATCCATATATCTCATAAACTCATTTAAAGTTTGAAATGTATCAGTAGGAATATGTTCTGAAACGTAATTCAGAAGGTAGTACATTTCGTTATTTGTGAGGTCATTAGTTGAAATCCCTTTATTCATTAAGCCAGATTGAATTTCCAACATTAGTTGTGCAAACTCATCTTTTTGGTACAGTTCTGTAGGTTTGTATCTCTTACCAAAAATTTTACACATAAGTGGAAGATACTTGTAAGATTTGGAAGTATCTAATCTTGTCATCATATCAAATACAGTGATATTCAATTCGGGATATTGATTCTTTAATTCATCTAAACGAGACATACTATTCTTTTTGTAAAATATAAGTAAAATAAAAGTTTGAGTCAAAAATATGGTCCTAAATTATTTGAACCACATGATAAATGCTTTACGATATCCAGAAGTGACAGGCATCACACCATGAACATGTGATTCATCACAATGAAATCCTACAATCTTTTTTGATTTTGGAGTTACGAGGACATCTAAAGTTGGGAAATGTGTTTCTCCACCTACTATGTCGTCGTTTAAATAAAGTACAGTTGTAAAAACTCTCCAAGGACAATAATTATCGACCCATGTTCCATCGTAATGAGAAAAATTATCATGATGATGATCTGGAGTTCCTAATGATCTTGAATCGGGATCTGTTGGCCAAACAGCATCTGCGTGGTAATCAAATCCTTTAGTTTGATATGCAAACCCAACATAATCTATCTCCCAATCTCTAACCTCAATAGAATCATTTAAAAACTTAATATGGTTTTCAATTAATTTCTTATAGAGTAAAGTAGATAGTATAGGATTATCAACACCAAGATTAATCCAGTAGTAAAATGGTTCTGGACCGAACTCAAGATCTTTAATGTTATTATCAATCTCTGATAATAAAAAGTCTCGTTCGTAATCAGAAATAAAGTTTTGTTTTTGGACTACCATAATTTTTGCAATCAAGATAGGATTTGAACCTACAAATCATTTCGTGTTCTTCCATACCACTAAATGACATACCTATGTGACCCTGCGGGAAGAAATCGTCCATCTTGCGATGCCTACATAGGTGAGTGTACCACCACTCTTCTTGATTGTTGCAGAGAGTTAGGGATTCGAACCCCAGAAGCTTTTACACTTGCCAGTTTTCAAGACTGGTGCCATCAACCACTCGGCCAACTCTCTGTTTATTTTTTAATTATGTCATACCCAAAATTAATTAAAACATCTTTACAAAGTTCAACAAATTCTTCAACCGTTAAATCATTTTTTGCTCTATTTGCTTCAGGTCGAGCAACACCTAAATTATCAAAAGTATTAGAACCACCTAAAGTTCTTGGATAAATATGGTCAAATTCATAAGTGTTAATGTCGTTTACATCTACTGGTCGACCAGATAAATAACATTTATCAATTGTTTGTAAATAATCATTTATCTTTTCTCTATCAAATCCACGTTCTCTACCTGTTATTAATTCATCATTACCATATTTTTCATAAAAATGTTCGCTTTTGTGTAACCAAGGATAAATCATTCTTTGTTTTTTTACCCTATTATATGCTTTCACTTTTTGACCATCACCTAAGTGATACGATATTGTCGATTTACTACAACCTAATACTTTTCTAATTTGCTGGTAACTATAACCTTTTTGTCTGTAATCTAATATTTGTTCCTTAATACTCATATCAATAAATATCTGTTCGAAACAAAAAGACACGAACCAACTCTGCCATCTCTCCAATATTTTTAAAGATACTAAATTAAATATACAAATCAAAAGGTATTTATAAACGATGAATGAAATAGATTTCCCAATAGAAAGGATTAACAAATTTTTTGATGGTCATGTTTTTGAGGTTTATACTCAACCTACTCATGATCAAGATTTTACCATGCCAACAAATATTAAGGTAAAGTTGACTGGCGTTAAGGAATATCTTTCTGTTGGTGAAAAAACACCTCATATTCAATATACCATGTACATCTTACCAACAAATAAAAATTCTGATACTTTAAATAAGTTTTATTCTGAAATTTATGGTAAAGAGGCCGATATTAACACCACAAGTACTGAATATTCCAATTTAAGATGGGTTATGGATAGAAAATTGTCCGAATTTTTAAGATATTTTGCGGTTGACAAGCCAGCTATATGTACAAAAGTGATAAATAATGTAAATAATGATCAAATTAATGAATCATTATTAATTGAGGGTAAATTTGATTATATTACAAGAGAACTTATTAAAGATATAATTAAAATCTACAAGTCACAAAGAACAGGAGAATTTCAATTACCTGAAGATTTGTATAGTGATAGAGAACTTTATACTTTTAAAGGTATTGAGAATCCATTTTCAATTGGATTAGATTTATCTGTTAGTGAGGATGTTGAGGACTTTGATATTGATGCCGATTACTATAGAGACGAAGATTTAATATTAGTTACAATAATTTCTAACCCAAATCCTGGGTATAATAATATTCAAAAAATTATTGGAGAATTGAACGAAACTATTAGACATGAATTAGAACATATTAGACAATACGAACAAGGATATAAATTCCCAAAAGAACCAAAAGATCCTGTAAAATATTATACCCAACAACATGAACTGGAAGCTCAACTTGCTGGTTTCAAAAGAAGATCAAAACAAGAAGGTAAAGATCTTGAAACAGTTATAAGAGATTGGTTTAAACGAAATCAGAACAAACACGGTTTAGAACCAAAACAAATTGATAAAATAATACAACAAATTATTAAAAACTCATGAGCTCAGAATTAAAATTAATTCGTAGGGTATTGATTGGAAATTCTTTTAATAAGGATGGATATGAATATCGTTTTTTGTCGATAGATCCTGACCAAAAAGGGTGGGCTTATAATATTGTTGTGGATGTTACTTTACCAAAAAAAGATCAATCATATACAACTCCTGTTTTTAGTGGACATATTCATGATATTCTTAGTAATATTTGGAAATATATTGGTACCTCATTTTCATACTCTGAAAAGATATTAGTTGATGGTGAGGAATCTGTATCAAGTGGAGTTTACATTTCTCCTAAAAAACAAAAAGAGGTTTTTTTCACAATGGTAAGAGAAATGGACGAGTTTAAAATAAAAACCGCAATCGGTAATTTAGGGTTTGATGTTTCTTGGAAACCCAAGGAAAAATTTTATTCGTTAGATGATGTATATCTCGATTTCAATTTTAATATTGAGATATCTAATTTTACATTAGATGGTCATTATGTTAAACCTAATTTGAAAATTGCGGATGATGTTGCGGGTGCTATTTTGAATGTAATATATGATACGGACCATCTAAGAGACGAAATTAATAATGTAATCTATGATGTCATGGCTGACGAAATAGATATTACAAAAGTTGATGATCTATACTATCAAGTACTATTTTATATTTCTAAAATTGATGGATTTGATGTTAAAGGAAGATATGGTAACCACTACGATTTAGAACCCGATATGTTTATTTAACTTGTTCGTTGAAATTTAATTGATAATTTCTTAAGTAGTGTTCTTAATAAAGAACCTGTAAGTAAAACAACACCTGAAGCTACTAATCTTTTTCCAATCAATAGTAATGTTTCTTGAGTATTACTTGCCCCTAAAATTAAACTGTAAAGATCATCTAATATTGGTATAATAAATGCATATGACATTGTATTAACTATATTACCTGTAGTAATTCCAATAGAAGATAAAAACCTTATAAAAACGGATTTAAATTGATCTGCCTTATTTTTGATTTCATTAAATTCAGATACTAATCCTTTTTCTTTGATCTTTTTGTATAAAGCTTTGATCTTAGTTTCGTTATCGTAGAAATATGTTGCAACGGCGCCCAATGTTAATAAAGCAACGTTGTGAGGATCCATTCCAACATAGTTATTTTCAATCCAATTTCTTAGTGGACCCATCATTCCTCCAATAGAAGCTCCCCATGTTAAAAGGAATTTAAAATTAAGATTATTATTAATCTGAACGTCTTCTATAATTTCCTTAGCGATATCATTAAGCTTTTTGGCGTTCTCACTAAGTTTTTCTCGAACAGACTCGATTAATATAGTTTGCATTTGGTTTTCTGAAATCAAATAATTCATACAAACAATAAATACTTAATTTATATTTATTAGTATGATTAATCCAGAAGTAAAAACAGGAGATAGAATAATTTGTTATCATATGGAGAGTGAATTGTCAGTTCCTCCTGGTACAAAAGGTACTGTTGTTAGAGTATCAAGAGATCCTTTTGAACCAAATGACGAAAGAATTGTTGAAGTAAAATGGGATAATGGTAGTAAGTTGTCGTTATTATCATCACAAGACATTTGGAAACTCGATAAAAAAAATATCGGGGAGGCGGTTCAAGCACCTCCTGAATATGAATACTTTAGACAAAATCCTGAAATATTTGTAAATTACGATTGGAGATTTTTAAAAAAATATTTGTACTTGGTTAGAAATGCGGGTCCTGTTAATATGTTTGAATCATCACCATTCCTGTTCTCAGGAAAAGAGTGGATTGAAAGATATCATGGTGAGGGTCGAGAAGATGATGAAGATTTTCAAAAAATGTTAGAGAAAGCCGATGATGCCAAAAACAAAATGATCCAAGGAACGTTAAAATACATGGAGTCTAAAGGTAAAGAAATTGAAATAGAAGAAGTTAATCGAATACTTCGTAGGATGGCTCAAAAAATGGTTCAGCTATATGTTACATTTAATTAAATCTCAATATTAATTATTGTTTGGGTTTTTTCCTTTATTATGGTGTATTCTTTTAAGTAACGATTGTCCAAGTATATTGCATATTTTTTTAAATCGATAATTGGTTTATCAATATTTTCTCCTTTAATGTTTCCTGTTATCGATTGAGGTTCAAAATCGATTCCAATATTTTGCCATTCATCACCGATAGATTCTGGTAGTATTATTTGATATTCCATTATTTTAATTAGCCTTTTGAATTTTTTCTATTGTTCCGTCTTTCCAATGTTTTACAATCCAACCATCTTCATCAAGATAAACCAAGGGTAAATCTTTACCCCAAGTATCTTCCTCAACCCTCTTTCTGAAAGATTCTTTGAATTGTTCAGACCTTAGGACTTTTGCTATTTTTTCTTCTTCTTTGTCCATGTTAGTTGCTCAACGGAGCTTTAATTTTTGGGTGTGATTCATAT